TTATTCCTTGTGGTAGGCCGTGGCGCGCGCCACTTCTTCCTTCGAGCCGAGGAACACCGCTACGCGCTGGTGCAGGCCTTCGGGCTTGATATCGAGGATGCGCTGGTGGCCGTCGGTGGAAGCGCCGCCCGCCTGTTCCACCAGGAACGACATCGGGTTGGCTTCGTACATCAGGCGCAGTTTGCCTGGCTTGGACGGCTCACGGCTGTCGCGCGGGTACATGAACAGACCGCCACGGGTCAGGATGCGGTGCACATCGGCAACCATCGCGGCAACCCAGCGCATGTTGTAGTTCTTTTTCAGCGGGCCTTCTTCGCCCGCCAGCAACTCTTCGACGTAGCGTTTTACCGGGGCTTCCCAGTGACGCTGGTTGGACATGTTGATGGCGAATTCCTGGGTGGTTTCAGGAATGGTGATGTCTTCGTGGGTCAGTACGAAGCTGCCCATTTCGCGGTCCAGGGTGAAGCCCTTGACGCCGTCACCCAGGGTCAGCACCAGCATGGTCTGAGGGCCGTAGATGGCGTAACCGGCAGCGACCTGCTCGGTGCCTGGCTGCAGGAAGGCCTTTTCATTCAAGGCTTCGTTCTGGCTCAGGTATTCATTCGGGCAACGCAGTACCGAGAAGATGGTGCCAACCGGTGCGTTGATGTCGATGTTCGACGAACCGTCCAGTGGGTCAAACACCAGCAGGTAGGCACCCTTGGGGTATTTGCCCGGGATCTGGTAGGCATTGTCCATTTCCTCGGACGCCATGCCGGCCAGGTGACCGCCCCATTCGTTGGCTTCGAGCAGGATTTCGTTGGACAGCACGTCGAGCTTCTTCTGCACTTCGCCCTGCACGTTTTCGGTGCCCATGCTGCCCAGGACACCACCCAGCGCGCCTTTGGAGACGGCGTGGCTGATTTCCTTGCACGCACGCGCCACCACTTCGATCAAAAAGCGCAGATCGGCAGGGGTGTTGTTGCTGCGGGTCTGCTCAATCAAATAGCGACTCAAGGTAACGCGGGACATGGACGGCTCCGAAGAATAGGGGACGGAAAAACCAGCGCAGTTTAGCGCGAGTCGGGACTTAATTCCTCCTATGAGACGGGATATGGAGGATTGAGTTCATATCCGAGCCTGCCAACCTGCGTAGGAGCTGTCGAGCGCAACGAGGCTGCGATCTTTTGATCTTGATTTTTCACTCAAGATTCAAGTGTCTGGGGAAAGATCGCAGCCTCGTTGCACTCGACAGCTCCTACACATTGCATATTTATGCAAAACAGCATTTGTCTTCTGCGAAAAGAACAAGCACTATGCGCGTTATGCAAAAACGCAACGTTTCTACCGTATTAAGAGCATTGCTCGATCAGCACGGGATCTCCCCCACGGAGCTTCACCGGCGTACCGGCGTGCCTCAGTCCACCCTCTCGCGGATCCTCAGCGGCAAGATCGTCGACCCTTCGGATAAACACATCTCGAAGATCGCCGAATACTTCGCCGTGAGCACCGACCAGTTGCGCGGGCGCGCGGACGTTGTGCCCGCTGGCAATGCCCGCCGCGATGAGCCGCATTCCGAACTCAAGGACATAAGCCTGTGGGACGACGAAACACCCGTCGAAGAAGACGAAGTGTCGGTCCCTTTTCTGCGCGAGGTTGAATTGGCTGCTGGATCAGGAAGATTCGTCATCGAGGAAAGCGAGCGCTCCAGTTTGCGCTTCGGCAAGCGCAGCCTGCGTCACAACGGTGTGCAGTTCGACCAGGCCAAGTGCGTGACGGTGCGCGGCAACAGCATGTTGCCGGTGCTGCGCGACGGCGCCACGGTCGGAGTGAATGCGGGCAAATGCGGGATCGGCGACATTGTCGACGGTGACCTCTACGCCATCAACCACAACGGCCAATTGCGGGTGAAGCAGCTTTATCGCCTGCCCACCGGCATCCGCCTGCGCAGCTTCAACCGCGATGAACATCCGGACGAGGACTACACCTTCCAGGAAATGCAGGATGAGCAAATCGTCATCCTCGGCCACGTCTTCTGGTGGGGCATGTACGCCCGCTAACCCCTCCGCTGTCAGATAAAACCCGCCGCCGTGCGGGTTTTTTTCGCCTCCTGAAAACCCGTAGCCCCTGTGTTTACGAGGGTTTCATGCGCTGGCGCATTTTCCGCGCATAAATAAATGCATTTGCGCATTGACTGTATATGCATCCATGCATATTCTGTGTCCAAGCCGCTCGACAAAGCGGCTGGCAACGAAGCTCTTTAGTTCCACCAACAGGCAGCGATGAACCGGCCTTAACGGTTCAGAGGGTTGGCAACTGACCCGGGTGTGCAGCGTAAAGCACCAGAAGCAGTTATCCGGCGGGCAGGGACCGCGGTCGGAGGAACAATTTGAATGGATCCGTACCGCGCCAGTCGCGCCGAAAGATCAACTTCCTTCTGGCCATTGGTCAAGGAAGGCGAAGGAGCGCATTACTGAAAAGCCCGGTTCATTGCCGGGCTTTTTGGAATGCCTATCTGAAGCAGGCAGATCGAAGAGTGCCGGAGTACCGGCAATCAATAAGGATATGAGCATGAAAAAATACGCACGTGTTGTGGACGGCAAAGTCGACAACATCTACGAAACCGTCAACCCGATCTCTGAGGAGTTCCCAGCAGACCAACTTTGGATTGACGTTACTGGCAGGTCCAACGCTGAGGTCGATTATGACTACAACGCAGTCAACACTGATGGGCTCTGGTCGTTCAACTCCGGTTTCCCTTGGCCACAGACTGCACTTGCGGAGCAGATGCGTATTGAAAAAAGCAGGCGACTCGACAGCGTCATGACCCAAGTGGCGTCTTCGGGATTGCAATTCAAAGTCGATCTGGGCGTCGCTACCGCCGCCGAGCAGGCTTACTTGATTGCCTTCAAGGAGTATTGCATCGCCTTCACTCAGGTTAACAAACAGCCCGCTTTTCCACTGAGCATTGTTTGGCCAGAGTTGCCCTGAACGGAGTGTCTTCTTGAAAAGCCCGGCGCAGTGCCGGGCTTTTGCACTGCCTTTCAACACTCATCCATCACCCCCCCAGGAAACGAGACATGACAAACGAGCAACAAGCGTTGCTGGACATGTCGATCTGACTGGTCATGGTGCTCGCTCTGGTGGGTGGAGGGGGTCGGCGAGATGTGTCGCGCCGCCAACGGGAGGGCTTTCGATGCTGAAAGATTTCAGATGCGGTCACTGCAAAAAACTTCTGGCCCGCATGGGCGAGAACACCGAACTCCAGATCAAGCGTTCCCGGTGCGGGACGTTGAATCATGTGAAGGCCGTTGAGCCTCGAGTGATCGCTGGTGAGCGAACAGCGTGCGGAATAGGCCCTGCACTTCGTACTCAATGACATCCATCGAGGTAAGAAAAATGAAATTGCTCAAAAAAATCCTGCTGGCGGCTGCGTTTTTGTCGTCCTTCGTATCCCTGAACGGTTGGGCTGATACGGCGATGTCGTGGAACCTGGCCCGGGACATGTACCTGATGACCGAAGCGGCACCGGTCGGTTCGCCCTGGTCGTTCATGCAAAACAAATCGGGGGTGAACGCCTCGGCCAACTACACGCTCTTTCCGTCGTTCCAGGCCGGGGGCTGTAATGGCAAGCCAACCACCTGCTGGCGCGACGATGCGACGGGCGCTTGGATTTCCATTCCAAATGAAAGCTTCACCTTCACTGGCTCGGGCACCAGTTTCGTGTTCAAGCAGGGCGATGTGGCCACGCATCCTGGTACCAACAGTCAGAGCATCTTCCGTTGGGCCAGTCCTGTCACCGGCAATATCAACGTGCTGGGGCGGGTCAATGACCTGCATAACGCTTGCGGGGATGGTGTTGGCTGGTCGCTGAACCTGGGCGACACCGTGCTCCAGTCCGGGAGCCTGGCAAACGGCGGCAGCACCACGTTCGTGCTGAACAGCGTCGCAGTCACGCCGACATCTTCGCTTTATCTGGTCATCGACAGAAAGGCTAACAACTCTTGCGATGCGACCAGCGTGGACATGCTGATTACTCGGTAAAAACCTATTTATCTAAAGGAAATAAACTCATGAAAAAATTCTTCAGCGTGCTGATTGCAGCCGTCCTGGCTACCCAGACCCTCCATGCGTTTGCTGAAACCTCCCCCGTCGGTTCCTGGCAATTCGCTTACTACCACGTTCCGGGCGGTGGTTTTTATGCCAACCAAACGATCTGTTTCAAAGCAGACAATACCTGGTACTCGAGTTCGCAGGCTGGCTGGAAGGGCGCATGGTTTCAGAACGGCGACGATCTCCAATGGAATGGGAGTGTGCCAATGCCGGGTGCAGGGAGCGCCAACAATCTCGCGACCATTGCCATGGGTAAGTTAGCTGTCGCTGGTTCGATGTCGGGTAACTACGCGGAATGGGCCGCACCCAGTGCGCTACCGCTGTCTTGGGACAGGCACTACACCTACACCATGACTTACAAAGGCGCGACCTGCGCTGCGCCAAAGTGACGTCAGCCGCCAATTGCCTGACAAACGTTTGAACGCCGTCTCTAGCGACTTAATGGGTTGCATCGACCCACATCTCATTCAACTTCAAACAACTTACCCGCCCAATCTTAATCACCCCAGGAAACGAGACATGACAAACGAGCAACAAGCGTTGCTGGACATGCCGATCTGGCTGGTCATCGTGCTCGCCCTGGTGGGCGGGGTGTCCGGCGAGATGTGGCGCGCAGACAAGGAGGGCGCCCGTGGCTGGTCGTTATTGCGGCGCCTGGCCTTGCGCTCCGGTGCCTGCGTGGTCTGCGGCGTATCGGCAACCATGCTTTTGTATGCCCTCGGCATGTCGATCTGGAGCGCCTGCGCTTTGGGTTGCCTGACCGCCATGGCCGGTGCCGATGTGGCGATCGGTCTTTACGAGCGCTGGGTCGCCAAGCGGCTCGGCGTCTGCGAAGTGCCGCCGCGGGACATTCCTCCCGACCAGCCGTGAATCGACAGCGCTGATCCATACCAAAGGAGGCGATCAATGCCTGCCCTTATCGAAAAACCGTCGCAGCTATTCTCGGCCATTGCCCAGACGCTGCGCGCCATTTATCCCGCCTTGAAAGTCGGCAGCCCCCAGGATTTCGATGGCACCGACGATCAACCCTGGGTGCTGATTGCCCTTGAGCGTGATGCGCCCGGTAACCGCGCCAATGACGGGCGTATCGCCCATGTCCTGACGGTTTCCTTGCAAGTGGTCATGGCCGTTCCAGGATGGGATGCCTGCGATCTGGCCGGGGAGCTGAAACACCTGGTCATGGACAACCGCTGGGGGCTGTCGGGCGATCAATGCGACCTGCCCACGGAGCTCGATGGCCTGCCATCCACGTTCATTAACCCGGCACGGGCTTACACAGCCTGGACCCTTTCCTTCAACCAAACCCTGTACCTCGGCCCGACGCTGCTGGAGGACCCGCTGGGCATCCCGAAGTTTGCCCGTACCTGGGAAGTGTCGAACATCGACGACCCGGACCAATACACCGCACTCGAGGGCTGAGCCATGTTTGATGCGCTGTTACGGATGCATCTGGGGCCGATCATCGAGCGTCTGGCGCAGATGGAAACCGAGCTGGAAGACATGCATCGGCGGGCGGAGAGTTTCTGCCGCATCGGCGTTTGCCAGGAAGTCGACGCGGCCAGCAACACCTGCAAAGTCAGCCATAGCGGACTGCTGACCCCGGCGATCCGCTTTTTCAATCCGAGTGCCGGGGCCCAGAGCGAGTCGCGGATTCCTTCCGTGGGCGAGCAATGCCTGTTGCTGAACCATGGCGGCGGCGAAAGCGGTGGGCAAGCCGTGGCGTTGTTCGGCCTCAACGGCGGTCAGTTCCCGCCCGTCTCGACCCAGGCCTCGCTGACGCGGCGCCTCTATCAGGACGGTACGGAAAACGGCTACGACCATGCCAGCCATGTCCTGCACTGGCAAAACGGCCCGGCGACGTTCAGCGGTTCTCGTGAATCCCTGCAGTTGAACATTGGCCCGTCGCGGCTGGCGATGACGCCCCAGGCCATCGAATTGCAAGTCGGCGCCGTCGGCATTCGGCTCGACGCTTCCGGCGTGCACCTGAGCGGCCCGGTGGTGGATCACCAGGGACGCGTCATCAGTACCGCATAAGAGATTTCCTCATGATTGGAATCGATCGAAACACCGGCGCCACGGTCGACGACTGGCTGCAGTTCGTGCAGCGCGCCACCCGTGCCTTGACCACGCCGTTGGGCACTCGCCAGAAGCGCCCGTTGTATGGCTGCGCACTCACGCAGTTGCTGGGGCAGAACCTCGGTGACGACCTGCTGATCCTGGCCCAGAGCCACGCGGCCCAAGCGTTCTACAACCCGGACAACGGCATCGATGATTTCGAGCCGCAGGTCATTGTCGCCAGCCGACAGGGGGCCGGATTGCTGCTGCGTTTCGCCGGCACCTGGAAAAACCGCAAACAGACTTTCGAGGTGGTGACATGAGCATGTTGATACCCGGCCAGAACCAACTGGCCGAACCGGCCATCGTCACTGTCGAAGCGTTCGAGGATCTGCTGGCAGAGTTCAAGACTTTCGTGGTCGAGTACGTCGGCGCACGCTCTCCAGCAAGCGCGGCGAAGCTGGTGGACAGCCTCGAAAACGAAAGCGAACTGCTGACCCTGGCCCTCGAGGCGTTCTGCGTCCGGCTGCAAACCCACGAACGCAAATACAACGCCCGCATCAAGCAGATGTTGGCGTGGTGGGCCACGGGCACCAACCTCGACGCTCGCCTCGCGGACATGGGCCTTGAGCGCCAGTTGCTCGACCCGGGCGACTCGGCGGCATTCCCGCCCGTTCCCCCGGTCTACGAAAGCGATGACGATGCGCGGTTGCGCTACTACCTGGCGCCCCACGCCCCAGCAGCGGGGTCGCGCATGCAGTATCGGCGGGAGATTTTTACCTTGGGTGAACGGCCAGCGGTGAAGGTGGAAAACGCCTCGGCGGGTGTGGTGACGGTCACCTACACCTTCGACCCGGATGGTCATGCGGCGCAGGTCAAGGATGGTAATGGACGTCGGACAGCGCCGGGTGAAGTCACGGTCACGGTGCTGTCCCGTGACGGCGACGGCACGCCGACCGAGGCGCTGCTCGACGGTGTTCGCCAGCATTTCGCCCGGCCGGATGTACGACCGGAAACGGACCTGGTCATCGTCCAGGCCGCGCAGATCAAACCCTACAAAATCCGCGTCGTGGCGAAGATCAATGCCGGCCCGGATTCGGGCTTGACCCAGGTTGCCGCCGAACAGCAGTTGCAGGCGTATGCCGAGGCGTGTCATCGCCTGGAAGGGCGGGTGGACCCCAGCTGGATCGACTACACGCTGCACAGCGCGGGCGCGGTTCAGCTGCAGATTCTCGAGCCGCTCGCACCGATTGTGGCGACGGCTTTTCAAGCCCCGTACTGCACGGGCATCGAGGTCGAGGTGGATACGTTATGAGTGACGACACACCTCGACCGAGCCTGCTGCCGGTCAACAGCTCACCGCTGGAAAGGGCACTGGATCTGGGGTTCGCGCGGTTGCTCGAACGCATCGATCCGCCGTTTCCCGAGCTGATGAACCCGGCCACCACGCCCTTGGCGTTCCTGCCGTATCTCGCGGCGGATCGTGGGGTCAACGAGTGGAGCTCCGCGGCGCCCGAAGCTGAAAAGCGCCTGACCGTTGAACTCGCCTGGCCAACCGCCCGGCAGGCCGGGACGCGAAAGGCGCTGGAAAACGCGGCCAAGGGTTTGCAACTGATGCCTGAAGTGCGCGCCTGGTATGAGCAAACACCCCCTGGCCCGCCCTACAGTTTTTCCGTCCGGGCATTTACCGAGCAGCCCTACAGCGAAGAAATCGACGCCCGTCTCGACCGTCGCCTGGCGGATGCCAAAAGCGAGCGTGACACCTTGAAGGTGTCTGTCGGCTTGAGCGCCTTCGGCAGGCACGTCATCGGCGCCGCCACGCTGTGCGGCGAACTGACCACGGTTTATCCGATCGTCATCGAAGGACTGCAAGCCTCGGGTCAGGTCTTCATGGCCGCCGGGCTCTACACCGTCGAAACCTCCACTATTTATCCACAGGGGTCCTAAATGGCCGACTACTACACCCTGCTCACCGATGCGGGGATCGCCTACGAAACCGCCTGCAAGGCGGCGGGCACACCGATCAAGCTGTCGCAGATTTCCGTCGGTGACGGCGGCGGCACGGAATACAACCCGGCGGCAACGGCGACGGCACTCAAGCGCGAAGTCTGGCGCGGGCCGCTCAATGCGCTGTTCCAGGATGAAAACAACCCGAGCTGGCTGCTGGCCGAGGTCACCATCCCGTCCGACGTCGGCGGCTGGTATGTGCGTGAGGCCGGGATCTGGACCGATACCGGGATCCTGTACGCGATTGTCAAATATCCGGAATCGTTCAAACCGGTGTTGGCGACGTCCGGTTCGGGCAAAGAGTTCTACATCCGGTCGATTTTCGAGACCAGCAATGCTGAGCTGGTGACGCTGCTGATTGACGACACGGTGGTCAAGGCGACGCGGGCTTGGGTGACCGGCTACGTGGCTGACGAACTCGCCAAGCTCGACAGGAAGCAGTCGGTGCGGGTGGCGACAACGGCCAACATCGTCTTGAGTGGTGCGCAGGCGATCGATGGTGTTGCGGTGATCGCCGGGAATCGGGTCTTGGTCAAATCCCAGACCTTGGCGAAAGACAACGGTATTTACGTGGCCGCGAACGACGCTTGGGTCCGGGCAAAGGATGCCGATGCGAGTGCCGAAGTGAGTTCGGGATTGATTGTCTCGGTGGAGGAGGGCGCTACGCTTGCCAACACGATCTGGCAGTTGATTACCGATGGTGCGATTGTGCTGGGCACTACGGCGTTGGCGTTTCAGAACATCACGCAAGGGTTTGCGCCGATTAACTCTCCAGCTCTACAAGGAACACCTACAGCTCAAACAGCGGCTCAGTTTGATAACACGAACAAGCTTGCTACGAATCTGTTCGTGCAACGGGCTTTGGGTAATCTTAGTGCCGCTATACCTATCACCGATACAACCAGCCTGACGGCTGCGCATTGTGGCTTCCTACTGGTAGGGTCCGTTGGGCTTCTTGGTAAAACTGTTACGTTGCCCCCCATCAGTGGTCTGCCCACCGGCGCGACGATCCATTTTTCTGCCGGTGTGGCTGATACCACTATTGCAGCGGCAGGGTCCGACATCATAGGTCCGAACGTAGGTGCAACGGGTTCAACCATCACCTCGTTTGCAATTGACGCGCTTGATTCAATCACTCTTGTGAACGTCGGATCAGGCTGGCGAATGGTTGGCGGTTCTCACCTTAACAAACACAGCAGCCAGTTCGGCGCTAGTCTCGTTGCCAATGGCTATCAGAGACTCCCGAGCGGTCTGATCATTCAGTGGGGCACTGCCGGGAATACAAACGGATTTGGAACATGGACTTACCCGATAGCATTCCCAAACGCAGTTTTTCGTGTGTTTGCCAGTAACGACGCCACGGCCTCTGGTGCCAACATGTACGCATGTGGCGCTCATCCCTCGGGAACTCCTAAAGTATCAGCCACCATCGCGAGTCAGTTGGCGACTGGGGGGGACGCCATCTTCCTGTTTGCCATCGGTTACTGACATTCAGAATAAGGAACTCCTACCAAAAGACAATTATTTCATCAGTCCTGGATACTGGGACTGTGAGTGCGAGGTGAGAAAATGACTCTTTTTTCAAGCAAGACAACGGGTGGTTTCTACGATGACTCCATTCACTCTGCAGCGCAGATCCCCGAAGATGTGGTTGAAATAACCCAAGAGCGACATGCGGAGCTTCTTGAGGGGCAGTCCATAGGAAGGCGGATTTCAAGTGGCGCAGATGGTTATCCAATACTTATCGATCCACCTGAACAATCGCCTGAGTCTTTCGCGGCGGTTGAACGTATATGGCGTGACGGCCAGCTTGTCATGACCGATGGTATGGTCGCCCGGCATCGGGACGAGTTGGAGGAGGTGTCAGAGACCACTCTTTCTGTCGAACAATACTCGGAGCTTCAAGCTTATCGGCGAGCGCTACGCAGTTGGCCGGAGGGGAAAGAGTTCCCGCTGCTCGATCATCGTCCGATCGCGCCGTCCTGGCTGTTCAAACAACCCCAATAAACGCCCCGCACCGACGGGGCGTTTTCTTTCCAGCAACACATCAAAAAAACCTGACAACGGCCCCGCATACACGGGGCTTTTTCATATCTGGAGAAACACAAATGGCACTGCGCCAAACCTACACCGTGCTCCTCCCATTCCCCACCGGGGGTGGTCACTGGTCGAGCGTCGGCCAGGAACTCGACCTGCTCGACGTCGAGGCCAACGCCTTGCGCAGCGCTGGTCGCCTGGAGCTGAAGAAAACCGAAGTCGTCGAACCGGCTTCTGCATCCATCCCGGCCAAAAAGGCCGCCACCAAGAAGGCTGAATAACCATGGCTGAGGTTTTGAACTTCGAGCACAACGGCATTACCGTCAATGCCACCGAATCTCCCGAGGCCATGGGTGGCCTGGGTGACAACGTCATCGGTCTGGTCGGCACTGCGCCGAATGCCAACCCGCTGATTCCGAAAAACACCCCGTTCCGCATCAACAGCTTCACCACCCAGGCCCAGTTGGACCCGACCGGTGCCGAGGCGGGGACATTGTTCCAGGCGGTCTACCAGATCCTCAAAGTGGTCAAGGTGCCGGTCTACGTCGTCATCGTCGAAGAGGGCGCGACACTGGCCGACACGCAGAACAATGTGATCGGTGGTATCGAAGCGCAGACCGGTCGCAAGTTGGGCTTGGCCGCGTTGAGTGGGGTCGCTGAAGACTTGACCATCATCGGCGCGCCGGGCTTCACCGGCACCAAGGCGGTGGCCAGCGAGTTCGCTTCGTTTGGCAAGCGCATCAAGGCCCGTGTGGTGCTCGATGGCAAGGATGCCGCGGTCGCCGACCAAGTGACCTACAGCCAGGAACTGGGCGGTGCCGACCTCGGTTTCGACCGTTGCCTGGTGGTGCACAACATGCCGGCGGTGTACTCCAAGGCGGCGAAGAAAAACGTCTTCCTGGCCCCGTCGAGCCTGGCCATCGCCGCGCTCGCCAAGGTCAAGCAATGGGAGAGCCCAGGCAACCAGGTGACCTTCGCCGAAGACGTCTCGCGCACCGTCGAATACAACATCCTCGACACCTCCACCGAAGGCGATCTGCTCAACCGCTACGGCGTCAGCTACTACGCCCGGACCATCCTCGGCGGCTTCTCGTTGCTGGGTAACCGTTCCATCACCGGCAAGTTCATCAGCTACGTCGGCCTGGAAGATGCCATCAGCCGCAAGCTGGTGAAGGCCGGCCAAAAAGCGATGGCCAAGAACCTGACCAAGTCGTTCATGGACCAGGAGGTCAAGCGCATCAACGACTGGCTGCAAACCCTGGTGGCCGACGAAACCATCCCTGGCGGCAGCGTGTACCTGCACCCGGAATTGAACAGCGTCGAGAAGTACAAGAACGGCACCTGGTACGTGGTCATCGACTACGGCCGCTACGCGCCGAACGAACACATGATTTATCAACTCAATGCCCGCGATGAAATCATCGAGCAGTTCCTGGAGGACGTTCTCTAATGTTTACCAACCGCGTAAGACAGGCCATCGCGGCCACCCTGCAAGGCCTGCCGTTGTCGGCGACCGTGGAAGAGTTCAGCCCGCCGAAAATCGAATTCGACATGGAAGAGATGCGCGGCGGCCGTTTCATTGGCGAGGAAATGGCCAAGGGCGGCAAGGTGCTGACGGCCAAGCTGACCCTGCAAGGCCTCGGCCCGGAAGTCATGCTGGCGCTGGGCGTGAGCGTGGGCGACGACATTCTGCTGAACGTGCGTGAAGCCGGCCAGGATCAGGACGGCAACACTTGGTTTACCTACCACACGGTGGGCGGCAAGTTGAAATCCCTCGAGGAAACCCTGCTGAAAATGGGCGAGAAACCCAAGACCAACCTGGAGCTGTCCTGCCGCACCTACAACCGCCTGGAAAACGGCGTCCCGGTGATCGACATCGACGTGCGTACCCAGAAGTTTGTGCTCAACGGCGTCGACATTCTTGGCGATGCGCGCCGTGCGGTGTTGCTGCCTTAAACAAACCCGTCGGTTGGACACAGTCCCTGTGGGAGCGGGCTTGCTCGCGAAGAGGCCACCAAGTTCAACATCAATGTTGATCGACATACCGCTTTCGCGAGCAAGCCCGCTCCCACAGGTGGCTCGCCCACCCTGATTCACCAAGGAATTGATTTCATGTCCTGGATGCCTCCTACACACGAGCTGTTGTCACCGATCACCAGTGACGACGGCTCGCAGATCGAGCAGATCACCCTCAAGCCGCTGTACTACGCCGCGCAAAAAGACGCCCTGGCCCGTGCCGGTGATGACGAAGACGATCAGTTCTTCGAGCTGGCCAAACTGGCCACCGGCCTGTCGGTCAAGGAGCTCGATCAGCTCAAGCGTCCGGACTACGTCAGCATTGCCCAGTACGTGCACGAAATGTCCACGCGTCCGGCGTCGTACTTTCTGGATGAGCCACAGGCCGATCCCGACCAGGTGCAACTGCTGCAACCGCTCGACGTCGCGGGCCGCAGTGTGACCGCGCTGACCCTGGAAATGCCGGTGCTGCGTGCGACCAAGGCGATGAAAAAACTGAAGACGGCCAAGGAACGCGCCGAGTTCATCACCGCCCATTGCACCGGCCTGATGATGCCCGATCTGGACCTGTTGACCGTGCCCGACTGGACCCAGTTGCAGGTGCGCATCGACGATTTTTTAAACAAACCGGCGGACTTCTTTCGGAACGCGACATCGAAGTGATCCTCGATGTGGTGCCGCTCATTTACTCGGTAAGTGAGGCGGAGATCCTGGAGTGGGACGCCGGCAAGGCCTTGCGCCGATACGACATCGCGATCACTCGCCTTGGCGTGAAACAGGAGTAGAGCGGGATGGCGGACGATAGATATTCGCTCAAATACGCAACCTTCAATGAGCCTGGGTTGGCGTTCGGTAATACCAGCCTCACCAGTGGTGTGTCAGCACAAGGCGCGTTCGCCAGGGATCAACTGTCGAGCCTCGATCTGGCGCTGGAAAAACTCGGGCTCAAGCTCGGACTGCTGACCACGGCGATCGAGTCGCTGACGGTAAAGCTTTCGGCGCAACGATTGTTTTCCCAATCGATGGGCGCTGGCGCCAAGGGTGAGTCGGCCAACGAGCCAAAGGGTAAGTCGGGTGGCGGCATCGAGCCACCGGCGCTGCTCAAACCCGCGATAGCGATGGATTCGGCCATGGCCGATCTGAAGCAGGCCACCCAATTCACGCCTCGTCAGATTGCCGAAGTGGCGGAACCAACCCAGCGTATCGCCAGCGCGCCATTGGTGGCGGCTGGCGGGACCACGGCGGTTGAGGTGGTGAGGATGCAAAGCCTGGCGGCCAGGGCAGGCATCGGTAGCGATCTGCCCAATGCCTCGGACCGGCAATTGGCACTGTTGCGCTTCGCCAGTGATGCGGGTGTCACAGCATCGACGTTCAAAATGCCGGCCATGGAAGCCGCTGAGATGCTGCTCGGCTGGCGCACGTCCATGAAGCTCAGCGCAGAGAAAGCGTTTGATCTGGCGGATGCAACCAACCACCTGAGCAAGATTCCCGGTGGTGCGAAAGCGAGTGAGATCGGCACCGTGTTGCAGCGTGATGGTGCGGCTGCGACCTCGGCGGGCCTGCAGCCTGCCCAGGCTGCGGCACTGACGGCGGCACTTCTCAATACCGGCGCGCAACAAGCTGAAGCGGGTGTGGCGCTCGATCACTTCACGACCGCTTTAGGCAAGGGCGATCAGGCCTCCGCGACCGAGCAAGCGGCCTGGAAGCAACTGGGGCTGGATCCCAAAGAGGTGGCGAGCGGCTTGCGTGACAAGGACGCCGCGTCGGGGACAGTGATGTCGGTGCTGGCGGCCTTGAACGCGCAGCCGGCCGAAAAGCGCTCGAACCTTGCCTCTTCGCTGTTTGGTACTGGGGATGCAGCAGTGCTGCGCATGTCGCAGAAACTCGACGATGTGAATGCGGCGTTCTGGCAGGTGAAAGACCCAGGCCAATACGCCACATCGCAATTGGGCAACGACGGTTCGGTGCGGCAGGACGCGTTGGCGCTGTCGAACACCCGGCAGGGCCAGCTGAACGTCCTCAACGCCCGCAGCGAGCGTTTGTCGCTGGCCACGGGAAATGCCCTGATGCCCTCGGCGGATACCTCGTTCCAGTGGCTGGGTTCGCTGGCCGATGGCATGAGTGAGTTGGCTGAATCCTCACCCAAAGCCGCCGCGGCCATTGTGGTGATTGGCGCAGCGATCAAACCGCTTGTTGGCGCGCTGCTCAAAGCCCTAGGTGATGAGATGAGCAATCAAGCGGCCAAGCGCGTATTGGGGGGTGTGGCGACGCGTCTTCCCAGGCGTGTGGGAGAGGTGTTCTCTGAGGACTTCAGAAACGACAGTCGTAACGCCAAGCTGGATATCAAGGGCATCAGCCGGCTCGAGCCGGCGAACGTTGCCAAAGCCGGGGCTGGAATGAGCGCCGACGGTTCCCTTCGGGGCACGAGCTCTGCGTTGCGCTCGTTTACCCGTTTCATCCCAGGAGCCGTCGCGTTGACTGCCGCCCCTGAGGTGCTTGAGGGCGCGCTGAGCGGTGACGCCCGCAAAGTCGGCGCTGGTCTGGGGGCCGCAGGTGGCGGCTGGGCGGGGGCCTCGGCAGGTGCTACCGCCGGAGCCACTGTCGGTACTTTTTTTGGTCCGCTCGGCACGGCCATTGGCGGCGCGCTCGGTGCGGTCGTGGGTGGGCTGGCCGGCAGTTGGGTCGGGGGAGAGTCGGGGGCCTGGCTGGGTGACAAACTCGCCACGCCTGCCGACAAGCTCCCCCCTCCGGACCAGGCCGCCAGAGACCTGACCAACGCCCAAGCCAGCCAACAACAAAACACCATGACCGCAAACATCTACATCAATGGCCAGGACCAGGCCAGCGCGAGTCAGTTGGCCAACCTGGTTGTGCAACAACTCTCGGGCCAGTTTGGCTTGACGACCATGCCCAACTCACTCGCCATGCGCAGTGACGCGGCCCTGACCGACGGAGGTACGTGATGCGTCAGCAAATGGCACTTGGCAGTTTCATTTTCGGGCTGTCGAGAAACTTTGCGTACCACAGCCTGGTACGCACCTCGGACGGTGGCTGGAAGAGCATCGACATCCTCACCAGCAAACCCAAGTCCAGCCAGATCGGCCAAGGCCTGCAAGGGCTGACGATCACCGGCAAGTCGATGTACGCGACCGCCATGGATCGCCTCGATGAGTTGCGCGCCTTGCAGGCGCAGCGCGTGCCCGTGCCGTTGGTTGACGGCATCGGTCGCAACTGGGGCCTGTGGCAGATCAACAAGGTCACGGAAACCCAGACCGAGATCATCGATGACGGCACGGCGATGGTGGTCGGCTGGGTGGTTGAATTGACGGAGTTCGCCAATGCGTAGGGTTCGAAGTATCGCCGGTGATTCGGTGAATCTGTTGCTGTACCGCGAGCTTGAGCGTTGTGAGGATGCCGCCGAGGAGGCGCTCTGGCTGCTCAATCCGGGCTTGGCTGAATGGGGCCCGGTATTGCCGGCCGGGGTGTGGGTTGTCCTGCCGGAAGTGGATCTCAAACCTGTTGCACCCACACCGGTTTCGGCCTGGGATTAAGGAGGCAACATGTCACTGGGTTTCACGCCTGCGGTGGAAATTTATGGTGCGAACGCCGCACTGCTCAACGAACGCCTGCTCAAGTGGGAGCATGTCGACGCGGCGGGTATCGAATCCGATCAGCTGACGCTCACCATTAGCCTGGACGGGCTCGAAGGGTTACCCAGCCTGGGCGGGAAGATCGGTCTGCGGGTCGGTTATCTGGAGTCGGGGCTGGTGGATAAAGGCGAGTTCGTCATCACCCGACGCACGCCGTTCCTGTTTCCCCTGCAACTCGTGCTGGTGGCCATGGCCGCACCCTTCAGTGCGGCAGACCAGACCGGGTTCAAGCAACGCCGATCCGTCAGCCATGGCCCAACCACCCTGGGGGCCCTGTTTCGGCAACTGACTTCCAGGCACGGTTTTTCGCCGCGTGTGGCGCCGGATCTGTCGCTGATCAAAATCGAGCACATCGACCAGACCAACGAAACCGACATGGGCTTCCTCACGCGCCTGGCCCATCGTTATGACGCTGTCGCCAAGCCGATCAACGAGCTGTATGTGCTGGCTCGACGCGGCCAGGCGAAGTCGTTGTCGGGCAAGGTCCTGCCCGAGATGAAACTCTCGGTGACGACCAACAATCGCCCGGGCGACCACGCGTTCATCTCGGCCAAGTTGGATGAAACTGCTCGGGCGAAATACCAGGGCTGCAAGACCAGTTGGTGGGATGCGGCGGCCGGCAAAGTGCGTGTCGAGGAGAGCGGCCTCGCGCCGTTCAAGACCCTGCGCCAGCGCTTCCAGAGCGCAGACGACGCCCGCGCCGCCGGTGAAGGCGAGGTGCGCCGGATGCTGCGCGAAGCCCTCAAGGTGAGCATCGAATGCCCCGGCAATCCGGGGCTGTCCGCTGAAGGCATCGTGCTGCTGGATCCCACCTGGCCGGACTTCATGCGCGGTCGCTGGTCGATCGACAAGGTCACCGCCAGTGGCGACCGGGAAAAAAGCTATCGCTGCTTGATTCATGCAACCTGCCTGGATGCCAAGACCTGACCCCACCCCCCCTGTGGGAGCGAGCTTGCTCGCGATTGCGATATGACATTCGACATCTCCATTGCCTGACACGCCGCTATCGCGAGCCCCCGCTGGCCGGGCATTTCAATAACGTGTTTTCGATGATCTGATCATGGACATTACCCCACAGCAACTCATCAACATCATGCCCAACGCCCGCGCCCAAGCGGGCGTTTTTATTTCCGCACTGAACACCGCCATGTCGCGCCATGGTATCGACACACCCAAACGCGTCGCCGCGTTCCTGGCCCAGGTCGGTCATGAGTCGGGACAACTGCGTTATGTACGCGAGCTGGGCAGCGAGCAATACCTGAGCAAGTACGATACCGGGACCCTGGCCGTTCGCCTGGGCAACTCGCCCCAGGCGGACGGTGACGGCCAGAAGTATCGCGGCCGGGGACTGATCCAGATTACCGGCCGTGACAATTACCTTCGCTGCAGTCAGGGGCTGTTCGGCGATACACGTTTGCTGGCCTTGCCTGAGCTTCTTGAGCAGCCGCAATGGGCCACCGAGTCCGCCGCTTGGTTCTGGGAGCAGAACGGCTTGAACGAACTGGCCGACCGCGATCAGTTCAACACCATCACCCGGCGCATTAATGGCGGTTTGAACGGCCTGGAGGACCGCCTGCAATTGTGGGCCCGGGCGAGGGCGGTGTTATGCCAACCTTCGACCTGATGCCTTTTACGTCTCGCGCCCTGGGCATTGTTGTGTTGCTCGCGCTGCTGGCCGGCGGTTCGGCGATGCTCGCGTGGCGGTTCCAGGAGTGGCGTTACGGACAGCAGTTGGCCCAACTCGCACAAGCCCAGGCCGAGACGCTTAATCAAATCACCCAAGCGGCCGCGACGCTGCAGAAGGCCGAGCAGGACAAGCGCCGGGCCTTGGAACAGCAACTCTCCGCCAGCGAACAAACCCATTACCGAGCCTTGAGCGATGCCCAACGTGACCAGGATCGCCTGCGCGATCGCCTTGCTACTGCCGATGTCCGGCTGTCAGTCCTCCTCGACGCCGACGATGTTGCCGCCGGTTGCGCAATGCCTGCCACCCCCCGCGCCGGCGGCGTGGATCATGGAGGCGCGAGAGCCCGACTTGACCCGGCGCATGCTCAACGAATTATCGCCATCACCGACGCCGGTGATCGCGGACTGATTGCCTTGCAGGCCTGTCAGGCCTATATCAGAGCGCTGGATCGGTAATCCGCCAAGCCTTGCAAGCTTCCATTGCTCGTGTACGGTAGGCCTCAATTGTGTGGAATCAGGAGAGCACC